ACACCATACTTGCAAACGAGTAATTAATAAAATTAAATTTTACAAAGGTAACTAATTCGTTACCTTTTTTTATGCTTAATTCTATTTATTACAAATGGAAACTAACACTCAATATATAGATATTTTAAAACTTATACTTCCAAGTGCAGCAACTCTCCTTGGTGTAGTACTGTCTTGGTACTTAAAATACAAATACGGTGAATATAAACAAAAGAAAATTGACCGCGAACTCTCACATTCCAAATTAATTCAAACAATATTAGACCAGTTATTGGTTGAGTATAAATGTCAACGGGCATTTATATTTCAACGGCACAACGGTGGACGCTATCAAACTGGTAAATCTATGACTAAATTATCTACATCGTTTGAAGCGTTGGAAGAAGGTGTTAGTACTGAAGTTAGTAGATACCAAAACTTACCAATATCATTATATACAAATTTTGTGGAGGACGTACTTGGACATAAAGCTGTTTATGCATCCGTAGAAGATATTTCAGATTTAATAACAAAGGCCTTTTTTACACAGAGAGGTTCAAAATCCGCAGTTGTATATCCAATCAGAAAAAATAATGAACTTATTGCTTTAGTTGGATTTGAATGGACACATAAGTCAGAGAAAATAGATAACCTTTTATTGAAAATAGAAGAAGACTTAAATACAACTAGCGAAACTCTCTCCAAATTATTATAGGAGTTGACATGGATTTAACCCATAACGAAATGAATGAAAATAAAAATGTTGTTGGATTAAATGGTCCTGATATAAAGAAAGGAAGAAAAACGATAAAAAATAAAATAGGGTTTCACTTATCATTAAACGAAGAACAAAAAAATATTAAATCAGAAGCATTGCTAGATACCGTTTCTGTTTTTTTAGGAAAAGCAGGATCTGGTAAAACCTTATTAGCAACTCAAATTGCACTGGAATGTCTTTATTATAAAGAAGTTGATAAAATTATAATTACAAGACCAACCGTATCAAATGAAGATCTTGGGTTTTTACCTGGAAATATAAAAGAAAAAATGGATCCATGGTTATCTCCTATTCATGCAAACATGGCAATGTTATCCGGTAAAGAAAAAGTTGACAAATTAATACAAGAAGATAAAATTGAAATCGCACCTATAAGTTTTCTACGTGGTAGAACATTTGTTAAGTCTTGTGTAATTGTAGATGAATGCCAGAATGTAACTAAAGTACAATTAGAGATGATTCTTTCAAGACTTGGGGTTAATTCAAAAATGATCCTAACAGGTGATTCTGCACAAATTGACCTTAAAAATAAGAAAGATTCTGGATTACCATATTTATATAATATGAAAGACAAAATTAAAGGATTAGGGGTTTATGAATTGTTAACTAACCACCGCCATCCAATTGTTGATAGTATATTACAATATTTTGATGAAACAAAAACTGAGAAGTAAATGACAGACATTCCAATTTGGCCAGGTAGTTCATCGTTCACAACTGGTAGTACACCATTTGGGTATTTTGATTCTGAGGCATCTTTTCAAGTAGATGCAGATAAAGTAGCGAATTGGTGTGCTAAAAGACTCGGTTATCCATTGGTTGATGTGGAATTACAACGAGTAAACTTTTATGCTTGTTTTGAAGAAGCAGTAGCTGAATATTCAAACCATGTTAATCAGTATAACATTCAGCAGAATTTATTAAGTATCATGGGTTCACCTACTGCATCTAATTTAACTCATAGAAACATTTCAGCAAATATGGGTGGCCTTATACAGTTAGGAACTGAGTATGGAAGTGAAACATTTACCAATGGTAATGTGAAGTTTTATTCCGCTTCTATTGATTGTGTGACAGGTGTACAACGATATAATTTAGACACACTTATTCGTGATATAAAAGCACCAACACAAAATATAGAAATAAAAAGAGTTCATCACTATGCACCACCCGCTTCCATGCGTTTCTATGACCCTTATTTAGGTAATCAAGCGATGTTAGATACATTCGGATTTGGTGCTTATTCAACTGGTGTTTCTTTTACGTTGATGCCTATGTATGCTGATTTATTGCGTGTTCAAGCAATTGAGTTTAACGATATGATGCGAAAATCTGCATTTACATTTGAATTGATAAATAATGAGCTAAAGGTATTTCCGTTACCAGTAAGAGACTTTAAACTTTGGATTGAATATATTATAAAAGAAGAGCGTTCAAATCCATTAAAATATCCAAATGGAACTGTTTCTGATATTTCAAACGCTCCATATAGTTTAATGAAGTATTCTTATATAAATTCGCCTGGAACACGGTGGATATTTAACTTTACACTTGCATTGGTAAAAGAAATGTTGGGTTATGTTCGTGGTAAGTATGGAAATATACCAATACCAAACGGTGAAACAACATTAAATGCTGCAGATTTACTATCTGCTGCAACATCTGAAAAACAAGCACTTGTAACGGAACTTCGCACTATGTTAGAAAACATGACACGCGCAAAACTATTAGAGGCTAAAAGAGCAGAAACAGAACACTTGAATGTTAGTTTGAATGGTACTCCACTTTCAATTTATATAGGATAAATAAATGCCATTATTTCACGGAACACGAGATGCTGGTCTTGTACATAAATTCAATATGGAATTAATTGCAGATATTATAGATACTGAGGTTGCTGTTTATAAACTTTCATTAGAAGATACAAAGACAAATATGTACAATGAATCTGATAAGAAGGTTTACTTTAGTCCTGTAAAAGTTTCTGCTTTAATAAATCGTCAACCTCAAGCATATGAAGGAACTGAGTTTGGACAAGATTATAATCAAGCATGTGATTTTGGTTTTATTCGTGAGTTATTAAAAGACGTTGAAATATTTGTTGAAGTCGGTGATGTTATTGAATATAACGGTGAATGGTGGGAGGTTGACTCTGTACAAGAGAATCAGTATTTTGGTGGTAAGAATCCCGATTATGCTTTCTCTGGCGATAAGTGGGGACATAATGTTTCCATTATTGCTACAACCCACTTAACAAGACGTTCAAGAATTCACATAGAAGAATTCAGACCAAGTATAGAAAATAATTTGAATGATTTACCGAGCAACATATAATGCAAAATTCTTCCAAATATAGAAAACCACCATTAAAACGAACTCGTGATAGTTTCATAGATGACAAAAATTCGGTGGAAAATCCAAGGATAGATTTTGGACAGGCTCGTAGTACACAAATACGTAGAGATAAGGATAAAGTAAGAAATCTTGGTGTTACATTATATGATGTAGATTTTGCAATAAAATCATTCATAGACCAAAGTATGAAATTGAAAGTTGAAGACAATGGTGAACTTATACAAGTTCCAACGATATATGCTAATTCAGAAAAATGGGCTTCAATTCAAAAAGATGGATTTCTAAAAGATAAAAAAGGAAAAACATTAGTTCCGCTAATAACGTTTAGACGTTCAAATGTTACAATAAAAAATGAACTGAAGCGTAATAAAGTTGCTTCTATAAATCAAGGTATGGCTTATATTACACGTCAAAAATATAATACATCCACACCATATGATAAGTTTTCTGCAATGTATGAGAAAAAAAGACCAAGTGAATACTTCTTAACTCCAATTCCAGATTATGTAGATATAAGTTATGATTTTATAGTATGGTGTGAATACCAAAATCAATTGAATTTTTTGATAGAAAACTTTATTTACTTTTCTGGACAAACATTTGGTGATAAAAATTTCTTCAAATTTTCTACAAATATGGATAGTGTTAGTATTGAAGACAGTAATACAACAGGGCAAGATCGTGTAGTGAGAGCTTCATTTTCAATTACAGCACATGCTTATTTAATACCAAAAGAAATAGCAAATCAAGCATCGATGCAACGAACTGTTACTGCAAATAAATTATCTTTTGGGTTTGAAACAATTAGTTCACTTTCTGATTTATATAATAACAGTTCCATAGATAGATTAACGGATGAAGGTAGAATTGGTGGTGCGGTAGGTGGACCAGGTGGTAGAGATATTGGAATTAGAGACAGTAAGTCTAATTTTAGAAAGTTAAATCAGAAAGGCGATGAAGCAAATCTCGCTTATTATAGAAGAAAAGCGCAAGAGTTTATTGATGTATCTGAAAATAATGCACCTGGAATATATCCAAAAGAAAATGATTTTACAGATAAATAATTGATATTTATATATGTTATATTTTTAATTTTTTAATTGAGGTTTTATATGTCAGAGCAAGTTGAAAGCAAAGATTTTACGCAAGAAGATATTGCTACGGTAAAAGGGTTACAATCGGGTTATGCAAGAACTACTGCACAGATTGGACAAGTCGAAATTGAGTTACATTTACTACAAAAGCGATTGAAGGGTATGCATGAATTACGAGATACTTTATTTGAAGAATACGCTAAGTTACAAATTCAAGAAAAAGAACTCATAGATTCACTAAATGAAAAATATGGAGATGGTGTTTTAGATTTAGACTCTGGTAAATTTATTCCGGCTAAATCTTAATTTGATTTTTTTGTTTCATATTTATATGAAGACTTAATTCTATAATTTTTTGGAGATAATAGTGGCTACAGAAAGAATTGTAAGTCCTGGTGTTTTTACCAACGAAAACGATCTATCTTTCCTTCAACAAGGGATAGGACAAATTGGTGCTGCACTTATTGGACCAACTATGAAGGGACCGGCTTTCGTCCCAACACTTGTTCAGGGATACAGCGATTTTGTTACAAAATTTGGCGGTACTTACGAACAATCATATTTACCATACACAGCTAAAAACTATCTAAATAATGCAGGTAGTGCAACAATAGTTCGTGTACTTGGTTCAGGTGGATACTCATTAAAACACCCAATTGCTATTGTAGCAAGTGGTTCTGGACAAGGTAGGAAATTAATATCCTTTTTACATCCAACATTTGTTGTAACAAGTGGCGATTCTACTTCATTGTTTGCAAATTCTATTCTTACTTCAGGTGGAACAGGTTCTTTTGTATTGACTGTTTCTGGTGCATTTACAACAGACACATCAACATTTACAAATGCAACAAATGAAAATGGAACAGCATTTAGTTCTTCTATTAATCCAGAAAATAATTCATATATCGGTGATTTATATGGATATAATCCTTACGGTACACACGCAGTTTATAACTACGTAAACTTTAAAAAACAAGCATCCGCTTCTTTAGCAGCAGACGCTTCCGTTGTTATTTCTATTGAAACTGGTTCTGCTGGTTCTCCATGGGACTTTACAGACGATTATCTTGAAGCAGCAACTCCTTGGGTTAATTCTCAATTAATCGGTAATATAAAATCTGATTTATTTAAGTTTCATACTTTATCCCATGGTATTCATTCTAACTATGAAACCAAAGTTGGTATTTCAAACATTCGTCCTGCTGGTACAATTGCAGGTTCTGAATATGGTGATTTCGATGTTATCGTTAGATTCGTTGATCAATCCAAATTACCACAGACACCATTCAATTCACAAGACGAAGATATTCGCCCAACAATAGTTGAACAATTCAAGTGTAATCTCGATCCAAATTCTCCTAAATATATTGCAAGAGTTGTTGGTGATAGATACATTACAGTTGATGATGACGGTAAAGTTATTGTAAACGGTGATTATTCTAATAAATCAAAATATATTCGTGTAGAAACAACAGAAGCAGTAGCAAACGGTGCAGTTTCTCCAAACTTAGTGCCATTCGGTTTCCGTGCTCTTGCTACTCCAATTCCAAGTGCATTCACTCAACCCCCTGCTTGTTCTTATGTATCTGACCAACTTTCTGGTGGTTCATATAACAGAAGAGTGTTCTGGGGATTCAATTATGATTTCGCTAACACAGATAACTTTAATTACTTACGTTCATTACCAATTGCAGCAAATCAGTCAACTGGCTCTAATATAGATTTCTACTTAGGTAACTTTTCTCAAAATGCTGCAGCTAATTTCCCATCATCTGCAACATCATATACTGCATCTATTGATTTAAGTACAAATACTTCTCTTGATTCACGTAAATTTATGTTACCGTTTCAAGGTGGATTTGATGGTCACAAACCAAACTTACAAAAAAAGATAGGTACTTATATATTAGCAGGTAACACACAAGGCTTTGATATTTCATCAAACTCTTCAGCTGGTTATACATCTTATAAAAAAGCAGTCGATGCTATTTCAAACGCAGATGAATTTGATATTAACTTAGTTGTAACACCAGGTGTTCTTCATTCAATACACTCAGCAATTACAACACACGTAATTGATGTTTGTGAAGACCGTGGTGATTGTTTCTTTGTAATGGATAACTCACAAATTTCCGATAATATTGCAACAGCGGTATCTTCACTTGAAGGTTTAGATACAAACTATGCAGCAACATATTATCCTTGGGTTAAAATTCTTGATTTCGATAGAAACAAACCAATCTGGGTTCCACCTTCAGTAGTTCTTCCTGGTGTAATAGCATTCAATGACCGTGTGTCTGCTGAATGGTTTGCTCCTGCTGGCTTAAATCGTGGTGGCTTAACAGAAGTTGTTGAAGTTAAAACAAGATTAACACACGCAGAACGTGATTCATTATATGAAGGTCGTATTAATCCTATCGCAGTATTTCCATCAACTGGTGTATGTGTATGGGGACAAAAGACACTTCAAGGTCGTCCATCTGCTCTTGACCGTATTAATGTTCGTCGTTTGTTAATTGCAACTAAGAAGTTTATCGCTTCTTCTACAAGATACTTAGTGTTTGAACAAAACACTTCACAAACAAGAACTCGCTTCTTGAACATCGTGAACCCATATCTTGAGTCAATACAACAACGTCAAGGTTTATACGCATTCCGTGTTATCATGGATGAGAGTAACAATACGCCAGACATTATAGATCGCAACATATTGTACGGACAATTGTTCTTACAACCTGCAAAAACTGCTGAATTCATTATTCTTGATTTCAACATTCAATCAACAGGTGCTGCGTTTCCAGGTGCGTAATTAAATTAAAAATGGGAAGATGAAATACTCTTCCCACTTTTTTGAAATTGATATATTTATACTTAAAGGATATTTTAAAATTGGAGATATAAATGGCTGAATTACTTGACCCCACGGAAATATTTTTTACCCCGTTTGAGCCGAAGTTACAAAATAGATTTATTTTGTACATCGAGGGTGTTCCTGCTTATTTAGTGAAAGGTGCTGGTAGACCTAACATTAGCTTTAACCCTATCACGCTCGATCACATTAATATTAAACGTAAAGTAAAAGGTAAGGGCGAATGGCAAGATATTTCTATTAAATTATACGATCCAATCGTTCCTTCTGCTGCACAAGCGGTAATGGAATGGGTTCGTTTATCACATGAATCTGTAACTGGTCGTGATGGTTATTCTGACTTCTACAAGAAAGATTTAACACTTCATGTACTTGGTCCAGTTGGTGATAAGATTGAAGAATGGACTATTAAAGGTGCATTTATCACCGCTACTACATTTGGTGATATGGATTGGGCAAACGACGCATTTGTTGAGATTGGACTCACATTAGCATACGATTACGCTATCCTTCAATACTAATTTAATATTAGAACTAAAAGAAATTACCCCATACTTATTAATAGAAATATTAGTAAGTATGGGGATTTTTTATCAAACACTTTTGTAGTTTACATAAAGACTCCATTGCAACCATTGTATATTATGGAAGCAATACACCATTCATCCGACGTTTACAAGAACTCGGATTAATTGTTGGTACAACCTTTACTGTTATTAGAAAAGCACCGTTTGGTGGACCAACTGAGATTCATTACGGTTATACGAGATTGGCAATTAGGCCAGACCCAAAAGTAGATATTATTATGGTTGACGAAGAATGGTAGTTTTTCTAAGTTAATCATATTTATAAGTGTATAAAAATTGTTTTATTATGAATTGTTATAGGATTAGTTATGACTAAAATTCCAACCGGCTACGATGTTGGTCAACGAGAAATTACTTCTGACGCTGACATTAAAGCCCACTTACTATCTGAGCATAAAGTTTCAGATGTTAAACGTACAAACTTTCCAACTGAAATTATCCCCTTACCTTCAAAAGGTCTTATATATCCATTAGGTCATCCACTTGAAAGTGGCGTGATTGAAATGAAGTATATGACTGCAAGGGAAGAAGATATTTTAACATCACAAAACCTTATTAAACAAGGTGTTGTGTTAGACAAATTGTTTGAGTCTTTGATTGTTACTCCTGTTAATTATAATGATTTATATATGGGTGACAAGAACGCAATTATGGTTGCAGCGAGAATATTGGGTTACGGTAAAGATTATCAAGTCGAAGTTGATGATCCATTCTCTCCTGGAACAAAACAAAAAGTAACAATAGATTTAACTCAAATTGAGCACAAGGAGGTTGATTACAGCTTATTTGAGAGGAGAGTAAACGAATTTGATTACGAACTACCTAATTCAAAAAGAGTAGTAACATTTCGTTTAATGACTCATGCTTTGGAAAAAGACATCCAAGCAGAATTAAAAACAATGAATAAGACATTAGTAAGAACCGGAATTGACAGGGAACTTACAACAAGACTCAAACATATTATTACTTCCGTAGACGCTGAAAGTGGTAGAGCAGCGGTAAATCATTTTGTAGATAATGAACTATTTGCAGCAGATTCACGTGCTTTAAGACAATATATTAAATCAATATCACCTGACCTTGATTTAACGTACACTTTTAATTCAGATACAACTGGCGAGGTGAAGGAGTTGGAAATACCTATGGGTGTTTCATTTTTTTGGCCTGGGAACTGATTATAAATTAGGTTTGCACGAAGAGTTATTTGTGTTATGTTATAGAGGACAAGGCGGGTGGACGTGGAATGACGTTTATAATTTACCAATACACCTTAGACGATTCTATATAAAGCAAGTTTCTAAAGCAGTTGAAGAACACAATAAACAATATGAAGAGTCAGGCAAATCTAAATCTCCAGCAATGCCTACATTTAGACCAAAATAATCAAAGTCCGTATATTTATTTATACGGACTTTTTGTTTAATTATAATGTGGTATAATGGCTAAAGAAGACAAGAAAGAATCAGAAGAGTTACGTGACCTCCGCAGACAAGAAGCAGAAATCACACGTGAAATCATAGATCTTCGTGAAAAACTCGTTGCACTATCCAAATCTGATGGTGCAAATTTACGAGAAGTTCAGAAAGTTCAGGAAAGTCTATTAGGTTTAGAAAAACAGAAGCAGGGAGTTCAGGGGCAAATATACAACCAATACGGTGAAATACTTAAAAGTGAACAAACTCATTTAGATAGTATTCAGAAAATAGTAGAAACACAAGAAGACTTACTAGAATTAACAGAAGAAACAAATGAGGAGTATAAAAAGGCTCGTGCTGTTAAAATGGAATTGCTTGATCTTGAAGATGAATTAAAAACAAAATATGATGATATTCAAAAAGGTCTTTCTGAAACTATAAAAAGTTCGCATGAGTATAATTTTGTAACCGATATGATTTCCCAAACAACTGCAGCAGTTCAAGAGCGAGTAGAGGGTACAAGTAAAGAAATGATTGCCTTGGGTGATGCAACGCGTAAAAATCTTTACACTAATATTGATTTGGTTGATACATTACAAGATATGGATGTTTCAGCAAAAGCGGTTCGTGAGGGTAAATTTATTGAATTAAGTTCAGTTCGTGAAGAATTATCTTTAAAGAAAACAGGTAGAATGCTTGACGCACTCAAAGAAGATTTTAACCGTGGTTCAGTAAAAGACGCTGCGGGTAAGACAAAGTATTCTCAACAAGATTTGGATTTTATTCAGAAACAAATGGGAATCTATACAATACAAGAAAAGAGTTTGAATAGTATTATTTCTCTTAAACAAAAATCCAATGAAGAAAATAAACAAGATGCTAGTACGCAAGCAAAAATTATACAAAAAACAGAAGAATTACAGAGTGCAATTGGTGAAACAAAATTTGGGGCGGTTTTCGATGGTTTAGAAAGTGGTATAAAGAAAATACCAGGTGGTACAGCACTTACAAAAGTTCTTGGATTTGATACATTTAAGAAAAACATGCAAGAAAATGTTGGTAAGTCATTAACAGGCATAGCAACTGGCTTCCAAGGAGGAATGGTTTCTGGTATGAAAGCATCTGGACAAGCAGTAATGGGATTTGGTAAAACATTGTTGATGGGACCACAAGCCGTAATATTTGGAATAATTGCAGCAGTAGGAGCGTTGGTTGCATTGTTTGTTTCATTAGATGGAAAAACTTCAAAGATACAAAAAACTTTCGGTGGAACAAAAGCAGAAGCTGAAAAAACACATCATGCTGCACATAAATTAGCAGAAAACATGAAAGTAGCAGGCATTAATTCAGAGCAAACATTAAAAGCAATGGAAGATGTTAGTGAAAGAATGGGTGGACTTGATGTTTCTGCCATAATGCAAGGTGGTAATAAAGCAATGGCTCAGATGGTTTCTGATAGTGCTGTACTTTCTGAGAAGTTTGGTTTGAGTGCAGATGAGATTGGAAATATACAAACATTGGCAACTTTAACTGGTACAAGTGTTGGTAGTTTAGTAAACCAAACAACAAAATTGGGTAAAGGTTTACTAACAGATAAAGCAGCAATGAAAACTTTAGCTGAAATACCAAAGCAAGTTACCGTTGCATTTAAGGGTACAACACAAGAACTTATTAAAGCTGCTCAAAAAGCAAAATTGTACGGAACTACCTTGGAATCAATTCAAAAAGTAGGTAGAGGAATGTTAGATATTGAATCCTCATTATCAGCAGAAATGGAAGCTAGGGTGTTAACTGGTAAAAATATAAACTTTGATGCTGCAAGGGGTTACGCATTGAACGGTTTAACTGCTAAATTACAAGATGAGATATTAACTCAAATGGGTTCTATGGAAGATTTCAAAAAAATGAATGTACTTCAACAAGAATCTATGGCAAAAGCGTTTGGTATGTCTGTTGAAGAAATGACTACTATGTTAGCCAAGGGTGAAGAACTAAAAAATGTTGGTTTGAGTGCTGCAAAATTAGAAGAAAAACAATATCAAAATGCCGTTGGTTTAAGAGAAGAAGCAGAAAAAGCTCGTCAAGCAGGAAAAGGTGATTTGGCCGCTAAGTTAACAAGTATGGCTGCAGAAAAAGATTCCGCCACAATGGCAGAAAAACTCGGTGACATAATGACAAAAGTGAAAGAAAAATTTGAATCACTTATGTTTCCTATTGTTGAAATGGTTCATGGATTATTTGACGCAAAAGACGCAGGTGGCGGTATTATGGCAGTATTTGATGATGTTGTTAATTCTATAAAACCAATTTTATCTATACTTGGTGTTATAATTAAAATTATTTTAGCTGGTATGATTCCTGCATTCAAATTCACATTCAGTATTATATCTATGTTAGTTAAACCACTTTCATGGGTTGCTTCATTATTTGGTAGTGTAGAAGAAAAAACAGAACAAGTTGGAAAAACTGTGAAGGGTGTATCTGACGGTGTAAATAAAATAACCAAACCAGTTAAAGAAGTAGAATCAGGATTTGGTGGTGTTCTAAAGTTAGTTGGATTAATAGGTGCAGCTTTTGCAGGTAAGGCTTTGATTGGAAAGGGTTTAGGGATGCTTAAAGATAAAGCTATGGATTTGGGTACAACATTGATGAGTAAAGTTGGTGGTGCTGCAAGTAAAGTGACAGGAAAATTAACTGGAAAGATGGGTGGATTGGCAAGTAAGGTAGCAGGAAAATTACCTGGAAAAATGGGCGGATTTGCACAAAAGGCATTGGGTAAACTCACAGGGGCAGGTGGTGATGCAGGTGGTGGAGATGCCACAAGTAAAATGTTAGATACACAAACAGCAAATCTTGATAAAACATCTAAACTAGCAGATGGTGCTAAATCTATGGGTGATAAAATTGCTGATTTCGGTAAAGGATTGGGTTCTGCTATACAATCAATTGGTACAGGTATTGGTGGTGCATTTCAAGGAATTTTAACAGGAATAGGAAAAGGAATAGAAGCGCTTGGACAATCATTAGCAACAATGACTCCTATTGGTCCAGTTGGGGTTGCAGTTGGTTTATTTTTCTTAGCGTTGGGTGCTTCACTACTTATGGCAGCACCTGCAATAAAAGCAATTGCTCCCGTATTAATGAAGTTTGTAGAAATTATAGGTGTAGCATTGGTTAAGGCGTTAGAAGTTGCAGGACCCATAATACAAAAAGTAATAGAAACTGTTGGTATAGTTCTAACCGCTTTTATGCCAGTATTGATTAGAGTTGCTGAAGTTCTTGGTACAGTATTTATTGCGGCAATAAAAGAAATTGGTCCAATTGTAAAAACTGTGTTTGAAGGTATTGCAAGCGTAATGAGTACAATAGGCACACAGATAGTTAACATAATAAATACGATTGGTGATAATATAGTAAAAATAGTCGATAAACTTATGGCTATAACTGGTATCAATCCATTAACATTAATGGCAATTGCAGCGGGTATAGTTATATTAGGTGGTGCTCTTGCCGGATTTGGTGCAGGTGCTGGTGCAGGTGCACTTATGGAGGGTCTCGGTAGTTTAGTCGGTGGTGACAGTCCAATAGACCAATTAATAACAATCTTAGATAAGGTTGACCCAAAAACAATTGGTGCTGTTGTTGCCGGTATTGCAGGTATTGGTGTTGCTATGAAAGTCATGGCAGAGCATTTGGGTAATATCGATGCTAGTAAATTAGAAGAATTTGGTGACGCTTTAAGTGGATTGATGAAAAACATGAGTGGTGGACTTATGGAAGGACTTAGTAGTTTGGCTGGAGGTAAAAGTCCATTAGAGCAAATGAGTGAACTTGTTACTAAGTTAAATCCAGAAAAAATATCTGGTGCAGCAAAAGCATTTAGTCAAATATCAGATTCACTAAAAAAACTTTCCGATACTATTTCAACACTTGATGTTGATAAATTATCTACAGTTATGGATAAAGTTGGCGGTGGTGGGGGTGTTGCTAATGTAGTTGGTTCTATTATGGGTGGGATAACTTCATTATTTGGTGGTGGTGGTACTGAAGAAAGTAAACCGGCATCCGCAGCAAATAAAGCAAATGAATATACAGCAAAATCAACAATAACAAGTATTCCACAAACTACTACACCAGCTACAACAGCAGCAATAACAAGTATTCCACAAACTACTACACCATCTACAACAGCAGCACCACCAACAGTTACAGGTGTACCTCCTGGTGAAGCACCTGGTAAAGCGAAGGGTGATGTTGGAGATGCGTTGGGTTCTAAATTAGATAGATTAATTTCTATCATAGAAAGTATGGCTAGTCAGCCAACTATAATAAAGTTTGGTGAAAAAACAGTTGAAGAGATACAAAGTAAAATTGATTTCAAAAAAGCGTATAATATAGCGATAGATAATACATACGGCCGTAGAATTTAATAATATACTTAGAGTTATATTTATATGAAATAATTAGGATGCATGATGTCATTAATAGATTTACAATCAGACTTATCAAAATTTAGATCAACCTCTGTAAAGCAAGCAAAAACTACATCTGCTTCTTCAAAAGCTAAGGATGGTAAGAATTTTGCCAATGTAACTCCTGTTTCTGATAAAATGGAATCCATGTCTCCTAATATAAATCCACTCGAACAAAGTAATTTAGAAGGAATGATGAGTTCAACTAAATTGGATGATATAAAAAAATTCAATACAAAACCATTATCTGGACTACTTGGTAAAACTAAATTAGACGATATAAAGAAATTCAATACAAAACCATTATCTGGACTACTTGGTAAAACTAAATTAGACGATATAAAGAAATTCAATACAAAACCAATAGAAGATTTGTTGGGTAAATCTAATTTGGATGATAATAAGGCGTTTAAAACAACACCAATTGAAAGTAGATTGGAAGGAACTAAATTAGATGATGTAAACCCGTTTACAACCACACCCATAGAAAAAAGATTCGAGACTTCTAAATTAGATGATATTGTGAAAAAAGTTTTTCAAGAGGGACTTGTAAACGCTGTTTCTAAATACTCTAACATTAATATTGATTCGGAATTAACACCGTTGGCTAAATTATCTTCTGGTACTATTGCATCTAAATTTGCTCAAATACGTGAAGAAAATTTTGAAAGTAAATTAAATAAATCAGAAATAAATCCAAGAATAATCGGCATTGGTCAAAATAATTTACAATCTAATATACAACCAAAACAAACTACATTAACTTTTAATAGAAAAGATTCTACACCAGAAATACCAATAAACAGTTCAGACCCATCTGATAATATAACAGATCCTAAAGTTGAGATAAATAGAATACCATTGTCTTTAGATAGAAATAGTCAGTCTGTTGATATAACATCAAGAGGGGTTGTATTGCCCAATGATGATGTAGTTGATCCAAAAGTTATTATAAATACTAAACCATTATTTAATGATTTGAAACCACAATCTGTTATTATAAATAAAGATTTATTTTCTCCGTTAAATAATATATTAAATCCAGACATTGCATTCGAGCGTTCTATTTTGTCAATGGATAAAACAATAGAATCACCAGAATTGTTTACTGACTTACCAGTTGATGGATTTATTACAATACCAGATACAAAAATATTTAAAACTGATTTACGAACTAAATTGGTAAAAGATATAAGTGATTATAATGTAGATGGTATTCCTGCGAAGTATGCACCCATTTCAAAATTAATGGAAATGACTCCATCGCAAATAGTTGATACAATTCGATATGATTTAGAATCTGTTCAATTAGAAGACAACAGTAAATATAATTTAGATAAGGCTATAAAAACTATTCCTTTTGGTAGAAATGAAGATCCATCAAAATCAAAATATTCTGCAGTTGACACACAAGAAGTAAACTTTTTTCCAGATTCAATGGCAAGTGGATTTACAGCAAGACAGCAGTTAGGTGATAGTAAATTCAATGGTGATTCAACATATGGTTGGGTTGGAAAATCTGGTGCAGCACCTTCTGTAAATTATATGAGTGATGAGAACGCAAAAGGATTTAAAACTTTTGTTGAAAAAAATAAAACTGCTTTTGTTATCAATAGTTCAGGATTTGGATTTGTAAAGATACCAGAAGTTAATTACTTTGATGAAAATAAACTTTATACAAAAGAAGGGTTTAAGGCGTTTACTTCACAGTTAGAAAGTGCTTATATAGATAATTCTTCTAAGTATGGATGGGAAGGAAAATCTGGTGCAGCACCTGAAGTTAATTACTTTGATATAACTGAAACAAATACAACAGCTGGTTTTACTAAATTTGTACAACTGTATGATAGTAAATATATTCCAGACTCTTCTGTATTTAATTGGGAGGGAGCAGCACCTGCGGTAAACTACTTTGATATTACAAATACACATACAGCCGACGGTTTTAAAACTTTATCTCAACCATTTATATCAAGTTATATTCCTGACTCTTCTCAATTTGATTGGGACGGAACACGTGATCAATCACCAGAAGTAAATTATTTTGATTTACTCGGTAGATATACTACTACCGGATTTACTAAATTCGCACAGAACTATGATAGTAAATATATCCAAGATGCTTCACAATTCGACTGGGACGGTTCAAAAGAGCAGGCTCCAGTTGTAAACTACTTTGACTTGACTAGCACGTATACAAACGATGGATTTACTTCTTTCTCAAATTTGTACGATAGCAAGTATATTCAAGATTCTTCCCAATTTGATTGGAATGGTAATAAAGAAAATGTTCCAACTGTTAATTATTTTGATTTAACAAACGCGCATACTAATATTGGTTTTCATTCGTTTGCAGCTAAATTAGATTCTAAGTACATTAAAGAATCTTCCCAATTTGATTGGAATGGTGCACGTGACAAAGCACCTGCGGTTGATTACTTTGATTTAACAAAGAGAAACACAACATCTGGATTTACAACATTTCACATACTACATGATTCAAAATATGTAAAAGAATCATCAATATTCGATTGGGATGGTGTTCGTTCACAAGCACCTGCGATAAACTATTTAGACTTATTGAAACAGTATACAACAGAAGGATTCAATACCTTTACTCAGTTTCAAATAACAAAGTATATTCCTGACTCTTCTCAATTTGATTGGAATGGAACACGTTCAGACGCTCCAGCGGTGGATTATTTTGATTTAACTAAAAAGAATACAACAGTTGGTTTCCATGCATTTTCAAGAAAATATGAGAGTAAATACGTACCAGAATCATCAGAATTTGATTGGGACGGAACAAAACAAAAAGCGCCTGCTGTTGATTACTTTGATTTAACTAAGAAATTTACCACGGTAGGTTTTCATACGTTTGCAAGAAAATTAGAAACAAAGTATATACCAGAATCATCGGAATTTGATTGGGATGGACAGAAGCAAAAAGCACCTGCGGTTAATTACTTTGACTTGAATAAAAGAAACACAACAATAGGCTTTCACACATTTGCACAACAGTATGATACAAAGTATATACCAGAATCATCAGTATTCGATTGGAATGGAAATAGAGGTAAAGCACCTGCTGTAAATTATTTTGATAAATCAAATATTGCAACATCCAAAGGTTTTCATATATTATCACAACAACAAGAACCAACTTCTTATCAAACAAGTGGCAACCAACTAAAAGGTGGTGCATCAATATTTGATTGGGATGGTTCTCGCACTGCTGCACCAGAAGTTAACTACTTTGATACGGGTAATCAAAGAACAACAAAAGGATTTCATAAGTTTGCTAAGCAACTTGAGCCAACTAAATATCAAATAGCAGGAACAACTCTAAAAGATGATGCTTCTGAGTTTGATTGGAATGGTACAAGAGCAAAATCACCAGAAGTTGATTACTTTGATTTAACTAAAAGATTTACAAAAAAAGGTTTCCATAGATTAGCAGAAGTTAGAGAGGAAACCAAATACAAAACAGAGGCTTCAGAATTTACATTCAAAGGTTCACGGCCTAAAAAAGGTGTAAACTATTTCGATGCTACTGCAAAAAATGCTGCTGGTTTTACTCAAAAACCAGAATCATTACAAACAGAATATAAACACGAATCTTCAAATTTTGGGTTTACTGGTAAATTACCAAGTCCAATTGATTTCTTTGATAATAAAGATTCAGATGGTTTTGTATTAAATGCAGAGCCACTTCAAAGTAAATTTAAGGAAGATACTAGTAGGTTTACATTTCTAGGAAAAAGAAGTAATGCACCTGCAATTGATTATATAGAAAATAAAAATGCTCCAGGTTTTAATTCATTTCCACCATTACTCGAATCCAAATATGATTTAGATTCTACACAATTTGGTTGGAAGGGTGTTAGAATAAGTGCACCATCAGTAGATTTCTTAGATAACGCTGCTTCAAGTGGGTTTACAACGTTCGCACAAACATATCAAAGTTTTTATACTGAAGATTTTGGTACATATAATTGGAAAGGACCACGTTCAGACGCACCAAATGTTAGTTGGTTTGGTATTACACCAAAAAGAAAAATGCAACTACCAGACTTGGATTCTGCTACCCGTAGTGTTATGACTGATCAAGGGTTTAAAACTTTCTTTGAAAATAAAGAAAATACAAACTTAGCTTCAAGTTATTCAACACTATCAACTGAAAATGGACTGAACAAATCTTTAGTGAATAATATTCCTATGACTAATTTCTTTGGATATACGCCTTCCACAAGAAACGGGTTTATGATAAAAATGACATCAACGAATGATACTATGTATCCGATAGTTTCACCAATGATGCGATACGATTTACAACTGCAACAAAGAACTCCTATTCAAATATCAAGAGGTGAACTCCAAGGTGGACTCATTAAAGATAGAGAATTGTATGCACCCAACACTTTTGGTAAAAAGATTTTCGGTAATGGTAGATTATCTTCTTTACAAAATCAAGTACCAGATTCAAAGGTTGATACTGATTCTTCTTACTATGGAAGAACATACGAAGAAAACATAAGAAACTTTACAGAGAAAAAAGGATACGTTGCTAAATGGGCAATAAAACAAAATTCACCTTCACCATTAGACTTACAATATTCCAAATTTAATTTAAGAGCAGACTCTTATAATCCAGACTTCTTAGGTTCAGCAGACCAACCATTTGTGATGAGAGACATTGGACAGCGATGGGGATTTGGTGTAAACTTTGATGAAGGACTTGTTCGTGGTGGTGCTGTTACAATGGCAGACCGTATTCTTAATGACGTAATACGTATTGGTAAATTCTTGATAACTGGTAAAGGTTTACTGTTCTTAGCAAAACAAGTTGGCTTACAATTAATGAATCCGAATGTAGATGAAAGGCCAGTGAACGGTATTATTGATTCATTAGCTTCTGCAACTTCATTTGGAATGTCACCAACACAAATTTTCAATCCTTTGGCTTTAATTGCAAATGTAGGTGGTGCACCAATTGGTTTAAGACTACCAAGACATAGTTTGTTGGGTGCTTTAGATTCATCGATGTTGAACAGATACGGTGATACTGCTATAAAAAGAGAATTTTTAGAAGATGGTACACCTGCTGGTTCAAATTTCAAAGAATTAGAAGTACCAGAAAGCGATGGTGATCAAACAGATTACAGTAGATTAATCGGATTGATGAAAGAATTATTACCTAATTCATTCAAACCTAATGTTGCAGGTTTAACATTTGATCATGAACACGCAAAAATATATAGAATTTCAAGTGGATTTGGTGGACCAGGTGCTCCATTAGGAATTGGTGGTACAAAAATAAGAAGAGCAACTCATCCATACCTTACTTATTATACAACCAATGCATTCTTAGTTGAGGCTGTACCACCAACTCCACCTGCCACAACAACCGCAGCAAGTGCAGTACCAACTTCTCCGGCTGCTGCAGCTGCTTCAGCAGGTGCTGCATTAGGACTTGGTACAACTTCAAATCCACAATATCAAAAAACTGCACTTAGAAATCAATTTTATAATCTTGGTGATAAAAATGGTGATGTGAATCCAGGTGGAAGTTATTCTGCTGAATTGTTTAATCAATATAACACAAGTGAAAAATCTGCATTCGGTATGATTAAAGGACTTATAAACTTGTTACCAAATGGTCCAGGTAATACTGTAAGTGCAGGTGGTGGTACAGCGAGTACAGGTAGTGTAGGTACTTCTGGAAGTGCTGCATCCATTCCAATATCTTTACATTCTGAGACAATAAACAGAATAAAAGGTTTGAACACATTCACTCCAAAAACAAAAACATTTTCATCGATAATTAAACCAGAAACATATGCTAACGCATTGAATAATCAAGACGTTCCGTTACATAAAAGTTCTCCAACTGAATCAGATCCACTTAAAAAATATTTAACATCAACTTACAGTAACTTACGTAAGGCAGATGTTGGATCAGTTGATTCACGTTCACGTAAATACAATGACTTTAGACACGATATATATGATAGTGAAGTTCCACCAACTACTCCATCTGGTTCAAGCCCAGCAGCAGGTCAATTACAAATAAAACAATTTATAATGTCTGACCCTAAGTTTGTACGCTACCATAAACAAAATTTAGAAAATTTCTATGGTCTTGGTGCACACGGAGAACCAGGCAGTCAGAGAAATTTACCATTTGTATCAAATATACATTATATGAAAGATAAGAAAACCGGTGCTTCTGTACCAGTTTTGAAGAAAGGTAGACAATTCCGTGGTGATAGAATTAATATTATAGATTATAAACAAGTAAAGAGTGCGATTAATAAGAATTTAGTATATGAAAAAGATTTAGATGGATTAAAAGGTGCTGAAGACTTAGTAGAATTTTACTTTACTAGCTTAAAGATTGGTGCAGGTGGTGTTAACAAACCCGCTGAAGCAATAGTATTTAGAGCAACTTTTGATAACATTCAAGACACACATAGTCCAAAATGGAATGCCGTAAAATATATGGGTAGAGGAGATCCACTCTATACTTATGATGGTTATGAAAGAAGTATTTCGTTTGGATTTACTGTGCACATTGGTTCTCGTGATGAAATGAAAGCATCATGGAGAAAGTTAAATTATCTTGCTTCATGGACAGCACCAGATTACACAACAGCTGGTTTAATTCGTGGTCCAGTTATTCGTTTGAATATTGGTCACTTATATCGTAAAATGCCAGGGTTTATAAGTTCATTATCATATACATTTGATAATGTTGGTAGTACATGGGAAACATCAAAATTACCAGAAGATAGATCACAAACGGTAAAAACTGCTGATAATGACGCAACACCTAACGTATTACTTTCTTCACCTGGCGTACTACAATTACCAAAAAATATTCAGGTATCTGTTGGATTTACTCCGTTTGGTGTGTATCGTCCAGAATACAATGGTGTCATGTACTCATTGTATGATGATGGAAATACAGGTGATGGTATTGAATCTGGTCTAATGCCAAGTTCTGATACTAAGGTAAACTACTTCAGAGCAATTGATACTAAGGATGATGGTACACGTGCAAGTATAACCGATGCTGATAATACAGCGCTGTTCTCATCACCTAAGCCAGATGGTAACGAAGCCAAATTGGTTGATGTACAACCTAAGCTAAGCGAAAATACTAATGATGATGCTCCATCTACTGCAGGCGATGATTTTCTAGGACTAGTTGACGGTGCAAGAGTCACACAAACTGAAAAAGATGTACCAAAAGATGATGCAACAAAAGTCGATGGTAATGCACCGGCTGGTACTGGTATTTTATTATCAACCGATAATGGTGCAGTTAAGCAAGGTGCTAATTCTCTAGATCCTGGAAAATTAACTGGCCTTGGTGGATTTGGTGGAAGTACAGAAACTCAACAATCTAATAACTATATAGCGATTCCTAAGACTGGAGGTAACATACCTGCATATATACCAGCAATAGAAACTGAAGTTGTGACAGGCGCTGAATTTGATGCTGCATTTACTCCGGCACCAATAGCATCTGAGCAGGTAGGAACACCTACTAACTTTACTGAAACAACTGGTAAAACAGATAAACCTAAGAGTAAAAAAAATGCGAAGGTGATAAATAAAAAGAAAAAGCCATAGAAAAAATATGGATTGACGGTAAAAAAAGAAAGGGTAATAATTATATATAGTATATTCTATAATCAATATTATTAGAGAGTTTTATGGCAAAACGCTATGAACGCGCATACATAG